CAGGCTTGCTCGGTTTTGGGGTTACTGTCTTTGCTGTTTTGCTACTAACCTTAGGTTTTCCACTTTTGCCTAAAGCCTTTTGAACAGCAGATTTTGCTGTGCTGGCAAGTTTGCCAGCATCATCTGCAACATTCTTTACAGCAGAGACAGCAGGTTTGCGGGCTTCTAAAAGTCGTTGAACAATAGCCCTGGCGATATCGTCCGCAGAAGAACCACCTCTAGCCATTACTTTTTATCCTTTTTATTTCTGTTACGACCTTTTGATGTTGCTTTGCGAGCCTCAACAATATTTCCACCATATTTTTCTTCTAAGGTTGCAGCCCACTTAGCCCTGTTTGCCGCTTTGCGTTCTTCACGTTCAATGGCTTTCATTTTGTTGTATGCTTCACGTTCTTTAGCCCAATTGTCACGATTGGCTTGACGGCGGGCTTCACGTTCCATTTTATCAGCCGAACCCGATTTGCTACGTTTGGCTTTAATATTATCAACACGAGCCCATTCTTCTTGCATTAAAGTTTCCATACGTGCTTTAGCCTCAGCCTTTGAAGCACCTGGTTTTAATGGCGGTATATCTTGACTGGCGGGTTTGCTTTTAGGTGGATTCTTGGGCAACTTAGGTTTTGCTGGTTTTGCTGGTTTCGCTGCTTTACCAGTCATCTCAGACATAATCTTTGAGATGTCATCAGCCAAATTGCCACCAGTTTTAGCAACATCATCCAACACACCTGACTTTTTCAGGTTTTGCATAACTGCTTTTAAAATTTTGTCTGGGTCTGGGACCTTTGGCATAAAACTCCTATAAAATCAAAATGGTAGGGGGCTTTTGTCCCCCTACCATATTGTGGGTTGTTCCCAGCCCACAAAATTGCCAATTAAGGCAAATTTTGTTAAATTACTTAACTGCGCCGCCAGAGTTCTTGCGGTACAACTGAATTGCTGTAGTTGATGTTACAACAGCAAGGAATGTCGCTGAAGTTCCATCAAACACTGTCATCAACCCACCACCAGTGATTGTCCAACCAGTATTGGTTGTAACAACAGTTTCAAAACTAGACGCAAGGTTCACGATTGTAAACTCAAACGAGGTTCCAACTGCTTCATCTTTCAATTCAGCAAGCACAAGTGCGGCTGTTGGTAGGGTGAAGGTTGTGTCTTCTGTTGGTGTTGCAACAAACAACTTACTGTTAAGTAGTTGTGCTGCTGTTGGTGTTGCAGCATTAGTAACGGCTACTGCTGTAACCTTTTCTTTTGCTGTAACGTATGATTGTATACGACTACGACTAATCGCACCGTCTGTATCATTTGGGACTAATGGCATTTCTATCTCCTGTTTTGTTTTGTTTAAATTGTTGTTGTTTATTGTTTGATGGGGGCTTGCGCCCCCAACAAATTATGTTACTTAAGCAGTTTTTGCTGTTAGTTTGCCTTGCTTCTTAGCGTTGCGGCAAGTGAGGTTGCCGTAACACATAATCAAAGCATAACGTGCATCCAAGTCTTCTGGACGAACAAACTCTGTTTGCTGGAACCACTTACCTGAGTGACCGACAAGTGTGAGGTACTTGCTGTTGATGAAGAACATTACACCAGCGGTGCAACTTGCATCAAACACTACAGGTGCAGCCTTGAACAGAAGGTTCTGGAAACCAGCATCTGCTGTCTTAGCGTCTGTGTAGCGCAACTGTGGTTGCAACAAAGCCTCATACTTTTCAAACAATGTTTGAGTTGTGAGAACCATGTCTGGGTGGTCGTTACCAACAGAAACCGTGTTGTATGCGGTTGCCATTTGAGCGAGAGTCAAAGCAGTTGCTGTGTTCTCCTCGTATGAACGCCAGTACTCGTTACCAGCAGTTGCACGGTTGATGTTACCGACAGTTCCTGAAGCCTCAATGATGTTGCCGAGACCGTTCCAGTCCTTGCCGCTGTTGCCAGTTCCGTCTGCGTAGAACATGTCGTTGAAACCTTCACGCATTGACTCCTCAGCCTGCATGATTTTGGCTTCCAACAAGTTAATAATTTCTTGTTCGCCGTTGTTCTTTGCTTCTTCAATACCGCTGATTGCGATTGATGCAGCGTACTGCTTCCAATCGTATTCTGCTGCAGTGATACCTGTTTGTGCTGTTAGTGAAATTGAATCGTATCCACTGTATGAAGCAACCGTAGTGTTTTGACCATAAATCAATGGCTCAACAATTTTGGTTCCACCATTGAGCATACGGATACGCCCCTTGGTCATCAGGTGATTAGTGAGAACACGGTCCGAGAACACGTTATCTGTTAATTGGTCACGATAGTTAGCGAGCGTTGTACTTAGCAACGCATCAAAGTTTACATTAGACATTATAATCCTTTATAATAGTAGTTGTTAAATGGTTAATTTGCACCCATTTGAAGTTTAGCGGCAGCCCAAGCCTCGGAAACTGATTTAATTGGGGCAGCCTTTTCTGTCGTAGTAGAACTAGTAGCCGAAGAACCCCCCGACACCACACTAGCAGCACGTTTCGCTTCAAGCACACCATTATCGGTTTGCTTCAAACGTTCCTTCGCTGCTGTTTCTATTTTGGACTGTGCCACAATTTTATCAAAAGCCAATTGCTTATACACGCCTTCTAAATCGGTTGTGTTCATACGCAAAGCGTTTGACACAACTTCTTTTACATCAAAATCACTATACTTGGTTTGCAAACCAGCAATTTCTTTTTCAATCTGTTGCTGATTCTGAAATTCCTCAAAAGATGCTACACGTTTATCAAGTTCACGAATCTTACGTTCCTCTGGAGTTAAAGATTCTTCATCTATCGGGTCAACCTGTGGTGTGTTTTGCACATTGTAATGTTGAGACAATAAACTGAGTGTCGCTGCTGGGTTATTCTCTAAAGCGGCTTGAAGTGTTGAAGCAAATTCTATTTTTTCACGTTGCTGAGACAATTCTTGCGTTTTCCGAGTATAATCGGCTTGACGTTGATAACCTGCAATAGCCTCACTAAGAGGGACTTGCAATTCCTCTCCATCCAACTTAACTGGAACTCTATAATTAGAGTATTCCTGCACGTTCAATGTAGGTGTATCGGGTGTTTCTGTGATTACACTATCAGATGTGGGTGACCCTTCAACTGGTTCCGCTGACTGTGTTGCGATTTCGTCGCTCATATTTCTCCTAGAATCCGTAATGGTTGTTCTAATACTAGAATGGGCGTTCCCTAGACGGGGGGTATGGTGGATACCCCCCGCTGGGTTAGATGCGTTAAAACGCATCCTAGAGTGTCTGGTGACCTATTGTGGTGGTAAAGGTTGTTGTTGTCCTGCTTGTTCTTGAGCAGCCAACATTGCTTGAACTTCAGGGCTAGCAGGTGACGCACCCGCAGCGCCCGCAGGACCAGCAGGCATACCTTGTTGTTGTGGTGCGGCATTAATAAACTCATCAGGGTTTTTTACACCAAAACCCATCTGCAACACATAGGCGGCAAGTTTACCCATGTCAACAATACCTGCACCCGCAAACGGTGCAAGTGCATCAACCATCTGTAACGCCATCTGACGGCGGAACGACTCATTTGCTGGCTGCGTTGAACCTGCAGCAACTTCAAAATCAAAGTCACCTTGCAAATAGTCACGGTCAAAGTTAACCCAAATAGGTTCTCCGTCTTTGCCCATAACACGTGCCACTTGTTCACCAATCATATATTGTTGCGCTAACTGCACCATACGACGACCAATTTCGGCAATAGCCTGTTCAACAGTAGCCAACTTATCTGAAGTTCTGGCATTGGCTGCGTCTTGCATTAACGATGTTTCGGTTGCGGTGCGGCGAATCTCTGATACGCCGCCACGTTGAAACTCTGTTACCCCAGAAATACGGTCAATGTCACCAACAATCAAATTAGTTTGATTATAAAACTCTGGTGGGTTAATAACCGCTGGGAAAGCAGAAACAACACCGCCCAAACTTTCATCCGAAATAACAGGAACCATAACGTTGTCTTGGTCTGACTCCAAAGCGGTGCGACCCAACTGGTCAAACGCATTTTCTTTATACAAATATTTGCGTGCAAACTTTTTGCGATGATTCATCATCTGCGAACGTGTTTCGTTCAATTCTTTTTGCAACGGTTCAATGGATTCCAAATCACCCATTGGATAGAAATGGTCAGGGATATCATAATTGCGCAACATCACAAATGGTTGCCCAAACGCATACGGCATTTTTATTGGCTTAACTAAAAAGTTTTCGCCTTGTTCAGAAAAAATGCTCATCGTGTTATTGGCTACATCATAATATTCCCAAATTTCTGCATACCCAGCGTTTTTGTCATGAATTTTTTTGCGTGAAGGGTCATCAGCATAACGGCTAACAGCCATAACTTTAACTTGGTCACGAGCAACTTTATTGTAACGTTTATCTTGTTTTACGTCATTAATTGGTCGGCGGATACGTTGTGCAATCCAACGAATATCGTGCATGCTGGTAGCATCTGGGTCAACAAAAATATCATTAGGAGAAACCCGTTCAGCGAACGGGCTATCTTCTAAAATTATACTAGTAGGTGTTGACTCGCCACCAGGAATAGGGTCGGAAACTTCTGTGTCGCCACCTTGGGTGTCTTCTTCCTCAACAAAACGATAACCAACTTTTATCCAACCATGCCCAACTGTTAACATGTCTTTTACGGCACGACGAAAATGTGAACGAACATCACGATGTTTCCACCAATAATTCACCACCGCTTCAGCGATAACCGCCTGTCCAGCATTGTCTGGATTAACAGCATTGACAGAAATCTTCGGATAGTTAACCGAAATACTTGGCGAAATAACGTTAATTGTAGAAAACGAAATGTTAACCAACATGCGGTCTTCTGTTTTATAGTCATCAAAATGGCGACCTTTATACATGTCAACCATTCGTCGCCAAGTGCCATCATACCCGTCATCTTTACGCCACTTGCGGCTAGATTCAATACGTTGTTTAGACTGCGCCAAATAGTCTGCCATGTTTTTCTTAACCATTATACATCCTTACCTTTGTGCCAACCAATATGTTCATCTAACTTTGTGTCTACAGTATCAACCTTATCAGCAACCTGTTGCAACAAATCCCTAGACTCGGCATGTTGACTAGTGTTTTCTGAACGTAACTTGTTTAAAACAACCACCATTGGACCTGTTATAACCGCAACCAAAATAGGTACAAGGATGGCTTCCATATTACATCCAATTAGTTACAGGTTCAGCCTGAACTCCGTTAATAGCGGCATCCGACATAATTTGGCGTTGCTTTTCAGCAATGGTATCCCCATGAAAGTTGTCTTTGCCATAAGTAAACCCTAAACGAACACTTTTTATGTGACAGCCAAAACAAATTGCACCACGATGGGGCAATTTCTCATCATAAAACTGTCTAGAACATTCTTCGCAAGTAAAATTTGTCATCTAATAACACTTTCCTGTTCCCAAACTAACGAAAAGGAGTCTGACTGCGCACATTATGTGCGCCAATAGGTGTTTTTTCTGCTTTCCGACCACCAAAAATATGTTTTTCCCACCACAACAAACTATTTGTAGGCGGTTTATCAGCAGGACGATACTCCGACAACCAAACATACTTCAACATTTGATTAGCAATAGCCAAAGAAATAACACGGTCATCATGCGGACTACCAGACATTTTACCATTTTCTTTACGAACAAAAGTGCGTAACTCCGCAATAGTTAAACGGTCATAAATTTGAATAGTGTCAGTACGCATAGCAGCAGACAATTCATCAATAGCCAAAGGTTTAGTAGTAGCCGTAGTACGCCAACCCAAAATGTCTGTAGCCTCAGGGCGAACATGTGCTAAACGGCGTTGTTTATAAAGATTTTTATAACCATGTTTTTGGGCAGCCTTAAGAGTAGTTAAACCATGATTATTGTTTTCAATACCCAATAACGCAGTGTTATACCACCAACCTATTTCTGCTAACATTTCACCAAACAAATCAGGTTCAATACGACCATGCCAAGTAGCGACAACTACACCACTTTTAGCCTCTATAATGTGTGCGGAACTATAGTCACCATAAGATAAACCTTCAGAAACGTCAGCGCCAATTACGTAAACAGATTCTTTTTGTGGGAAAGCCCAAATATGCAACTCTCCATTTTCCGAATAACGGAACTCTCCATTCCCATCCGAATACAAATGATAATAACCACGACTAGGTTCTACAAGAGACATGTCATCTAACATTTGAATATCAAAAACGGGATTACCTGATTTGATAAATGCTTCTTCGGGGAATGTGGGGTATTCTTGGTGTAGTTGCCAAGGGTGCATGTTAGCCGCTTTGGCATCATACCAGTCTTGGTTGCGTTCGCCGTCAGCAGACCAAGGGAAAAAGATGCCTTTAAACTTGTTGGCGTTGGTTTGTGAACCAACCCACAACTCGTGATAAAAATTGCCTGACCCATTAGCAGTAGACAGACCAATCACACGACCACCAACGTCCGTAACAGGTTCAATAGAAGCCCACGCTTCCTCAGCATTAGGTAAGAACGCCCATTCGTCTACAATTACCAAATACACTGACTCACCACGAGCAGGGTCGTTGCTGGACG